CTTGGGTGCCCAGCTGCAGCGTTAGAATCCCAGTTATTAACCACTGTCTCGCTACCACCGGACTCATGTTGAATAACATTTTTGATAGTAGCAACTTGGGCGTTGGTCACCTTAGTGTTCATACATTGTGCCGCAAACTTAATCGCTGGCCCCCAGTCACCATTAACAGCATGCATTGGACCGCTTAACTTAGTCCCATCGTCCGAACTATCATCATTCTTTTTATCCGGGTTCTGGGTCTCGATCTGTGCACCTAGCGGAATCAATCTAGTAATTACCTTAGACGGGTCAATCGTAACGCTTGCCGATTGCATGTTTTCGGTAATGCGAATTGGTGTGTCGTTGTTATGGTCCTTGCCCGGTGCCTTAAGGTAATCCAGGTAGTTCTTACCGTCCTTATATTCAGTAATCAAAAAGCCACCAACGGAATCCGTTAGTAGCTTCTTAATGGTTTCTTTGGTTGTGGCATAGTCAATTGTTCGGAGTGCGTTATCCTTGCTATTATCAACCGTTACAGTTCTTAGATTGAACTGCTTATAAGCCGGTACTTGAGTATTGTGCTCCTCAATAACCTTCTCCAGAAATTGCTTAGGCGTTGCGTTTCTAACTTCTAAAAAGCGCTGAACGCTGTCGATTAGGTAGCTTGAAATGTCTTCAAACACATAGGTCTGCAGAAATTGTCCGGAATCTTTCATCTCTCGCGTAGGCTTTAACGCTCGCCCCCGAAAGATAAGCTTATCATCGTCGTAGACCTCAACGTGCGTGTGCATTGGTCTCACATTGCCGAAGAGAGGGTTATCTTGATTGATGGTTAGCGATAAATCGTTAACATCGGACTGCTTAAGATTCAGCTTGCCTTCACTAACCGATTCATTAACAGCGGGATCGTGGATAACAAAGCCTGCTGTATCAGTCGGCTCATTGTAAGCAATAATTCTATACATTACAGCAGTTCCTCCCTTCTGAATTTGAACCATATCGTTCCATTACCATCAAGCGTGATCTTGTTAATACCAACTTGGATTGGAATTGAAGACTTTTCATCGGTTTTCTCGTCTAGAGTTTTCGTACCGAACGCACCTTTGATAGTCACTTTTCCAGTCACTTCAAAATTACTCATCACCTTATGCGACCCAATGTTTTCTAACTGAATATTCTGCTTACCATTGACCGTAAATTTGACGGGTTGCCAAATCCAGTGATCGAAGTAGACGTCATCCCAAACGTCTGCACCTTCGAGATTGTTGGTAAAGGCAAACGGGTAGCAGTCAAATGCTACCGTGACGGTCAATAGTCCTTTTTCTGAATCATCGTCAGCTTCCACGCTCTTACACTTACCAATCCAGTAATAGATTTCCTCGTGTGTGTCAATCAACGCTTGCCGCCCTAATGGCATTAGCTGTCGCTTGATGTCTTGTTCGACGCCTTTTCGATCGTGATATACACCAATTGGGATAACTAACTTGTATGTGATTTCTCGATTTTCGAAAAAGCGCTCGTTTTGATACATTGAAAAATCGTAAACACCCTGCATGTAAGGCACACTCTCGGTGATCTCTTTTTCTTCTGGCGTAGGCGCTGTACGCTCAACTAAAAAAAGCCCTGCTTTTCGGCTATCAAAATCACCGAATGCAAAGCCTTCTTCTGGGTTGTCGTCAAACACATCTCTCAATGTTGGTTGTAAATTTCTAAACCGATATTGCATCTAGCGTCCCCACCTTTCATTAAGATCAGCATGATTACCGAGTGCCGAATCTGTGCGTGTATAAGTCCTACCAACTAGCGCATCACCATCAAGATAGATAGCCTGTTGCTTGTTGGCTATTTTCCTCAATAATAGATTGTTTTGTTGGCCCACCGTCGAATCTTGCAAGGCAACTGTGCCACTAAAGTTGGCTCCAAAGGTGTTCGATGATAGTGACTGAACTCTACGGAGACTATTGCTCATGTTTGAAGCATCAATCGAAGGCATCGTAAACTGCATGCTATCAGCTACCTGTCCTGCCATTGCAGTAACGTTGCTCTGTACATTGCTGAACTGCTTCATCAATCCTTCATTGAATCCAAGCATGATAGATTTACCAGCAGGGATTAATAACCGTCTATCGTAACTAATTGGCCCTTTATGCTGTTTAATCCAGCTGGCAATACCACTTATGAAACTCTGTACAGCACCATAAGCGGATTTCATACCATTCAGAAAACCATTAATAATAGATTGACCGGCACCAAATAATGAAATGCCACTAATTCCGTCTTTAACAGCGTTGGCATTTTTAGTACCAGAATTTCTAGACCCGGTCAGTCCATCCAAAATACCTTTAACGAAAATCCCAATAAGCTTGGTTCCTGATGCAAGTACTTGTCCTAGAGCATTACCAACACCATAGACGAATTTCTCAACAGCTTGAACAGCGACACTAGCAAGCCTAGGCATCGCATTAGCTATTCCTAAAATAAACTTAGCTAGCAAATTAATACCTGCATCGATAATCCTGCCTAAGTTATTTGCGATCCCGTTAATAAAAGCAACAATTACATTAACTGCTGCCGTTATTATGTTAGGGAGATTTTGCGCAATTCCATTTAAAAACGCAACGATCAAATTGGAACCTGCAGTAATTAGTTGTGGTAGGTATGTGGTAATCGTGTTCAAGATTGCGATTATCAATTGTGCAAACGCCTCTGTTATTTGCGGAGCGTACGTCACAATTGCATTAATTAACGCCATTAATAGCGTCATGAAAGTTTGGATAATTTGAGGTGTCAGGGTAACGATCACATTAAGGATTGTTTCTCCTAATGTGATAAATGCTTGTCCAATTAATGGTACATTAGTAATTACCGCATTAAGGATCCCGCTTAACAATGCACTCATGCCAGCACCGATAGCTCCCATCATTGGGATTACTAGCCCAATGTTGTTACCAAGCAAGATAAAAGCATTAACTAGTGCCGTAACACCTTTGCCAGCTAGGATTAACCCGGCTCCCATCGCAAGGATGCCGGCTCCAAAAAGTGCAACACCGGCACCTGCAGCTACTACCGCAGCACCGAACGCGATTAATCCCACAGCGTTAGCTGTCAACACTGGTCCGAGCAGAGCGAAAACACCAGCCAACACGGCGACTGTTGCGCCAAACGCTACTAAGGCAACCACGCCGTCCATGCCTTGCTTAGCCAATTGCGCAATCGCAAGTACCAACACAGCCAGGCTAGCAATCACCAACGCGAATCCTGCCGCAATCTCAAGTGCAGCGAATCCCATTGCGATCATCTGTCCAGCACTTTTTTCAGCATTCTTTCCAACTGCTTTTTCACCAACAGCAGCACCTTCGGAAGTAGCACCTACAGCAGTGTTTCCGGTTGCTACGCCAAATAGCTTAGCGACTAAGCCAACTACTGCCTTACCTATCGAGTAGAAGCCCTTAGCAAGCTTTCCGACTGCCGATGCCACTTTTACTGTCGCAATTAACAAACCTCCAAAAATAACTAATGCAGGTCCTAAGACTGGAGATAGTCCAACAAAACCACGAATAACTTTCGCAATCCATGAATTAGAAGTTGTCGCCCACGTAATAGTATTATTGATCATGTCAATCATGGCACCGACAACGCCGTTTTTGCTATCCATAGCCTTGTTTCGTAAAGCTTCCCAGTTACCGCCTATTTGCTCAATTTTAGAGCCAACATTTTTCTGCATTTCTGATGCTTGCGTACTTAAAGTTTTTGATGCCGCTGAGGCACTGTAAGATCCGTTTTGAATTTCTTGAAACATGCCGTCCCACGACTTAGTAACAGAGCCTGATTTATCATTAATTGAATCAAGTAACGGTCCAATTGCTTGCATTCCGGCAGTACCAAACATTGCTTTAAGATTTTTTTGCTTTTCAGACGATGTCATCCCGTCCATTGACTTGCTAATTTCTTGAAGAATTGTAGGGAATGGCTTCATGTTTCCTTGGGCGTCAGTGAAGCTAATCCCTAAATTCTGCATAGCATTTTGTGCTACTTTGCTAGGAGCTTGCATTTGCAAAATAGCATGATTCAAATCATCAGAAGCTTGAGCCGCACTATAACCACGGTTAGTTAATAGCCCAATGGCTGTAGATGTGGTTTGTAAACTCATGTTGGACGCTTTCGCGGTGCCACCAATTGTTGCTAGCGCTTGTTGCATGTCCTCAATTGAGGCATTACTTGCATTAGCGGTTAATGTTAATGCCGCCGCAGCTTGTTTTGGTGATTCGAGGCTATCACCCCAAATGTTCATCGCATTCTGAACAACGCCAGCTGTTTGAATCAAGTCCGAACCCGCCGCAGTTGACGCTTCGGCTATTGCAGGAAACTGTTCTTTAATCTGCCCAACGTTCGCACCGGCTTGTGCCATTTCAATCATCGCATCTGCCGAATCTTGCGCTGATAGAGGCAGGTCGGCACCCATCTTATTAGCAACGTCTGCTAGTCCTGAAATGTCTTTTGACGTCCCACCAGCAGTTACAGCTGCCTTATTCAACGAAGCTTGGAAGTCACCGAAAGACTTAACAGAACTAACACCTAGTGCAGTGGTCGCTCCACCAATAACAGCCATTGACTTACCAACCCCGCTAGTAACGGCTCCAACCTTGGACGAAAAGGAAGCAGTCTGCTCAGCGGCTTTTGCCATGGTTGCACTGAAATTTTTATCAATTGCGCTTAATATCGCCGTTACATTATAACTTTCCGCCATTCTGCTTCCTCCTTTCCTTAATCTTCTGGTAAGCGGCATAGCGCTCAGCAATCATGCGACTACGTTCTTGCTTTTCAATTCGTTTAGAAGGTAATCCTTCGAACTGATGTCTAATCTCACTGATTTCAGCTTCAGCGTCGTATAACTTATCGAGTTGGTCGTACTTCGGATGCGGATTGTTTTTACTCTTAGGTGTCTGGACCATCTGATTAAAAAATGCTTGTAGTGCTAAGTTGGTACGATCTTCTACTTTGCGAAGCTGGTAGGCTTCTAAGCGCAAGTAATACTCGCTGATCGTCATACGCTCAATTTCTTGGATAGAAGTAAAGCCTAGATAAGCTAACGAAAATAGAATGATTTCGCGATATTCTTCATCGCTTGATCTTTTTCGTTTGCCATCTAGGCTTTCATGTTTTTTAATGCCAACTTAACTGCGTTAGCCTTTTTAAGTTCTTTGTTAACTTCTTTGAATAGTCCTTCAATATCAGTGTCTGGATTATCAATAAAATCATAGATTGATTCGAGGCTTGCCCGTGGTGAATTAGGGAAGGTCGCACAGTATAGGACTTGAGCCAGTACTGCTGTATCGTAGGCTTGTAAAGCTGGAATACTCTTTGTCAATCCAAAGCCCAACGAAATTCCATCGCGTTTAACTCCGATTACATTATCAAGTTCATTTACGAAACGTACTCCAAAATTCAATTCTTGTTTTTGCTTTCCAATTGTAATTTCCATGTCTTATTACTCCTTTAATTGCCGCCCCCGTAGGTATTGTTCATTTCGTTGGCGACTGAGTTTTATTTTTCGGTAACTGTAACCACGCATTCTGCGGAATAACCACCATCAACGGTTGTAGCTTTAATCGTTGACTTACCAACACCTTTTGCCACAACTAATCCTGTGTAATCAAACGTTGCCACCGCTTCGTCTGTAGATGAACAGGCAATTTTTTGATTGGTTGCATTAGGCGGTGAAATTACTGCTCCAATATAGGTTTGGTCGCCAACAGTCATTGATAGTTCACTTTTAGTTAACGTTATTCCTGTAACTGGTACTATTACAGTAAAGCCGGGCACATCTACCTTTCTAGATAGGCTTGTGCCATCGCTCCATGCAACTTGGTATTCGCCATTGGCTACTGATGTTCCTGGTTCAATACCAGTAATTGCCACTGTCTTTTTACCAATATCTCCTTCGAATTTTTTAACTCCTGTTTTGTCAAAAATAACCAAATGTTGATGTGCACGATCTGTACTCATTTAATCACCTACTGTGCAGAAACATTCGCTCCATCACTGGTTGGGTCAACTGTGACCTCGGCGGGTTCATCTGGCACTGGTGACAAAACTGTAAATCCTGGAACGTCTACTTTGTTTGATTCGTTAGTACCGTCGTTCCAAACGATCTGATAGTCACCATCTGCAACGACAGTTCCTGCATCCAGTCCAGTAATTGCGACCGTTGTTTCTCCAACCTTTCCTTCAAATTTCTTAGTACCAGACTTGTCATAGATAACCAAATGTTGATTAGTTCTATCTGCCATAA